AGCGACGTATGCTGGAGATCAGCGATAAGATGCAGGAAGTATTCCCACCTATCGTTAACGAACGCTGGTCTGAAAAGACAGGCAAGCGTCTGAAGGATGAGGTGATTGTGTTTAACGTAGGCTCAAGGCAGCAGGTTGCAGAACGGCTGTCTGCGTTGGGTGCGAAGTGGGATGACAAGACCAAGGGAGGCAAGCCGCAGGTTGACGAGACTTCGCTAAAACGGAACGCGCATATACCGGAAGCACAACTTGTTCTTGAGTACATGACGTTACAGAAACGTGTTGGTATGCTCAAGTCTTGGATAGATAACGTAGGTATTGACGGTAGGATACATGGCTATGTCAACTCGTGCGGCGCAGTAACTGGACGGATGACACACAACAGTCCTAACCTAGCGCAGATACCGGCGGAGTCTGAATACCGTAAATGTTTTATAGTTGAGGAGGGTAACGTGTTAGTAGGCGCTGACGCTTCAGGTCTTGAACTGCGCTGTCTTGCACACTACATGAGCGATGTCAATTACACTAGAGAACTCCTTGAAGGAGATGTACATGCAGCAACTCAGAAGGCTGCAAAACTTAGAACTAGAGCTGATGCAAAGCGTTTCACATACGCTCTTCTATACGGAGCAGGAGATACCAAACTGGGAAACCTCATCGGAGGAACTGCTNCGGATGGTAGAGAGGCTAGAAATAACTACCTTCGAAGTATGCCAGCTTATGCAAGGCTGGTCAGAACGGCTGAAACTAGAGCTAATGACGGCTGCCTACCCGGAATCGATAGACGGAAGGTATGGATCAGACATAAACATTCTGCACTGAACACACTGCTACAGTCCTGCGGTGCTATCGTTATGAAGCAGGCGTTGGTACTGGCAACAGAGAAACTCAAAGACGTACCGCATAAATTTGTTGGTAATATTCACGATGAGTTTCAGGTAGAGACTCCTGCTGAACATGGTGAAACAGTAGGCAAAGCATTAGTCCAGTCCATCATTGAGGCTGGCGAGGTTCTTGAAATGCGCTGTCCGTTAGACGGTGAGTTCAAGATAGGTAAGACATGGGCAGAAACTCATTGACACCCATGCTAAAAACGTGGTATAATATTATGGTAGTTAACCAAAAAGGAGAGTTGTTATGACTGACAAACCACAACCACTAACGCTGAAGGGTACGCTTTACTGGGTCGAGCGTAACAAGCTAAACAAGTACAGCAACAAGTACCAGATTGTTCTTGGTAACCTGAGTGACAAAGCTGTTGAGGCACTCGATAACATGGGTATTGCTGCTGCTAACAAGGGTGACGAAAAGGATTACTTCATCACCATGAAGAGTAATAACCCCATGAAGATCACGGATGATACGGGTAGTGAGTACGACTCTGAAGTGCTGATCGGTAACGGCAGTGAAGCAGTCTGTGTTGTTGGATACTACGACTGGTCTGTCGGTACAGGACGTAGCCCCAGCATGATTAAGTGCAAGGTCACTAAGCTGATTGAGTACGCTGACGACACCGTTGATGAGGAGATGGCTTTGTGATCTTGGTTGATGGGGACATCGTAGCTTACCGCTGCGCGTACAAGTCAAAGGATGATCGAGCAGAATACGCCGCATACAGTGCTGGCTCATACCTGTCTGATCTTATCAGCGACTTGTACATCCTCATCGAAGACGAACCTGAGTACCGTGTGTTTCTAACGGGAAAGGGTTCATCAAACTTCAGACATGAGTACGCTGTAACCGCAGGCTACAAGGAGAACAGGAAGGACAAGGAGAAACCTGAACACCTCGCTGTTATCCGGCAGCACCTGATAGACGAATGGGAGGCTGTTGTTAGTGACGGAGAAGAGGCAGACGATTTGATTGCCATCGCCGCAACTAACAACCCAGACTCAGTTATCGTCAGCATCGACAAGGACTTCGATCAGGTTCCGGGTAAACACTACAACCCCAACACTGGTAAGCTGTACGATGTCAGTGAAGAGGATGCCGTTAGATTTTTGTACGAGCAGATCTTGACTGGTGATCGTGCCGACAACATCATGGGTATCAAGGGTGTAGGCCCAGTGAAGGCGAAGAAGGCGCTGTCCGACTGCGTTACTGAACGACAGATGTATGATGTCTGTGTTGAAATGTATGGCGATCCAGAGCGGGTCATCGAGAACGCTCGACTGCTGTACTTACGCCGCAAAGAGGGAGAGATCTGGAATGCGCCGGACGCTGAGTAATGTTCCCAAGGGCTACGACTCGTGGCTTGAGTGGGACTTAGCACAGGAACTGAAGGGCTGTCAGTATCACCCTTGCGCGGTTCCGTATGTGCAACACAGGCATTATCATCCTGACTTCACGTACACGACGGATGGTATAACATATTATATTGAAGCGAAGGGGAGGTTCCGTGACAAACCGGAGGCACGTAAATATGTTGATGTCAAGAAGGCTCTTAGCTGGACGGAGGAATTGGTTTTCGTGTTCCAAAACCCAGACAACAGAATGCCAGACGCAAAACGTAGAAAAGACGGTAGCTTCTACACTATGTCAGAGTGGGCTGAACGACACGAGTTTAAGTGGTACACACCAAAGACCATACCGGAGGANTGGAAATGCGCCACTTAATAATACCTGACACACAGATAAAACCTAACCAATCTTATGAGCACATGCGTTGGGCTGCGCGGTACGCTGTTGCAACAAAGCCTGACGTTATNNTTCACCTTGGCGATCACTGGGATATGCCTAGCCTATCAAGCTACGATGTAGGTAAGAAGTCGTTTGAAGGNAGNCGNTATTCCGCTGACGTTAAGGCGGGTAACGATGCGATGAAGCTGTTCACGGATACGATCAAGGCAGAGCAGAAACGATTACGCAAACACAAGAAGCGAATCTGGAAGCCCCGTCTTATCTTTACGTTGGGTAACCACGAACAGCGCATCGAACGTGCGGTTGAGAACGATGCAAAGCTAGAAGGATTGATGAGCTATGAAGATCTCAACCTCAAAGATTGGGAAGTATATCCGTATTTGCAGCCAGTCATTGTGGATGGTGTTGCTTATTGTCACTTTTTCACTAGCGGTGTCATGGGCAGGCCAGTCACTAATGCAAAACTACTACTGCAAAAGAAACACATGTCTTGCATCATGGGACACGTACAAGACAGAGACATCGCATTCGACAGAGACGCAAGCGGAAAACGAATGACTGCTCTGTTTGCTGGTATTTATTATCAACACGACGAAGAGTATCTAAACCCTCAGACTAATGGGAGTTGGTCTGGGCTGTGGATGCTCAACGAAGTACAGGACGGTGCGTTTGATGAGATGCCTATCAGCATGACGTACCTGCGGAGGCGTTATGGCAAGAACGTTTGATGAAATGCTAGAGCTAATCGCGCACAACATAGACGAAGTGACGTTGATGGAAGTGCTTGAGATAAACTCTGAGGATATTGTTGATGCGTTCGCTGAACGGATACGTAACAACCTGTATAAGTTTAACGGATTGGAGGAAGAAGTAGATGAGTACTAAGTCTGATCGTAACACACCGTTTCCGCGTTCGATAGATGACGCAACACCAGAAGAGTGGGATATAGTCTCTAGACCACACCACTACAACACAGGAAACTTAGAGTGCATAGAAGCGATACAAGAATCTATGGACAAGGCAGAGTTCAAGGGTTACCTGAAAGGTAGCGTAATGAAGTACCTGTGGCGATACGAGTACAAGAACGGTGTCGAGGATCTTCGTAAGGCTGGATGGTTCCTTGAGAGATTGATAAAGGCTAACTTATGACAAAGCACACAGTAGAAATAACAGCAGACGCTGCCGACCGTATAGTCAGAGACGTAATAAGGAGTAGTATCGAAACCTTGTTTGAGACAGCAACATCAGACGATTTAGCTGACGCTGCTTTTCTGATTGAGGCGTACAATTACTACAGCTATCCAGAACAGCACTTGTCGCTGGAAGACTTTGAGGCAGATAGATGAAAGTAATCGAACGTGAAACAAGGGAGAAGTTATGAGTGCCATCTTTGATCTGGAACAGCAAATGCTACAGTTTGCTAATTTCACTGATGATATTGAAATGTTGAATAGGCATTTCACGGAAGATGAGAAATGGAGGGGAATGGATGGTGAGTTGTGTGATGCC